ATTATGACACGAATTGTGGCTTAGAAGAATATATGTACCTAGAACAGATTAAAGAAGTCTTAGAAAGCGAGGAAGAATAAATGTTAATACCTTTATGGATTATCGCAGTATGCGAACTAGTTAGAATCTCACAGAACGAGAGACAGCTCAAGATGATGGAGCAAGACAGAATCATGGATAATTCCTTGAAAAAGGAGATATCAGACAGAATAATGTCAGGGCTTGATGACATCCTCAAGGGGGAATAAAAAAATGGATAGTAACTTAACTTTAGCTTACCAAGTAGGATATGAGGATTGCAGAAATTGCGATAAAGAGAAGCTAGACAAAGCCATTCAAAAAATCGAGGCGATGCAAGCAATACATTACAAGATTTTTCTAAAGTACGAAAACTCAGATAAGAGTCAGGCCATGAAAGCCAAAGGAGCATATTGGTTTGCAGAAGAAGTCCTGAAAACTCTTAGGGAGATAATGTAAATCCTAACAAAGACGATTGTTGTAATTTGAGGAGAGAAAAATGAGTCGACCAAAAAACTATTGGAATCCTATAGTTAAAAAGATGATATTCAGATATCCAATGTTGCAGGACGAGAAAACAATTCAGGCAGGGATATTTGAAAAGGCTATTAAGGATTCGTTGAGAGAAACACAAGAGTTAACTAATGGAGAGATGCGAATAAAGGCGATAGAGGATATTTACTTTAAACGCATCAAGACTTATGAGGGGGTAGCACTTGAGATGAATTTTTCTGAGCGAACAATACGTTATTGGTGTAATGATTTTGTGAAGCTCGTTGGAAAGCACTCAGGATATACCGAAGAATAAGTTTGCCTAACAGAGCCTAAAAAATGTGCAACAATAATGTTGTGTCCGAAATGGCTCTGTTTTCCAGAACAACTGGAACATTTGGATGGAGCCTCGTAAGGGGCTCCTAAAAATGTATAAACATGCAAAATTTATGTATGTTTATTCGTTTTCGGTTGTGATACGATGAATATGAGCTTATAAAATAGCTATAAAACAGAGAAAAGAGGGCATAGAACTATGACAGAGCAAAAAATCAAGGACTTTATCACAAGGTATAAGTGGACTTTTTCAAAAACCTATGCAAAGTTCGCTCCACATGAATATTACGTTAAAGACAATCTCGATGAGCAGGGAAAAGCAGATTTTGTAGAGTTTGTAATATTCATCAGAGAAGTTGGATTTCCTTGCAAGTTTGGAAAGCAGACACATATCTATTTTGAGTATGAGGGCAAATATTATTGGACTATGGGCGATACAATCCCTAACACAATAATCCTCAATAGGTGTAACGTGGATGATTATGTAGTCCTTGATGGAAGAATGTTTTATAAGCGAGGGCGACATGATTTATTTGGAGAACAACGTATTTGAGGAAGCATTAGAACGCATTAGATTTGTCTATGACAATTTTGAAGATGTTATCGTTTCCATGTCAGGTGGAAAAGATAGCACAGTTTTATTCAATCTAGCACTCATGGTAGCAACTGAGAGGAATAGATTGCCACTTAAAGTTTTTTGGCTAGACCAAGAATGCGAGTGGCAATCCACAGTTGACTACATGGAGAGCATCATGACTAGGGAAGATGTAAAGCCTTATTGGTTTCAGATTCCTTTCGATTTCACGAACTCACTATCAGCAAAAAACAACTTCATAAGACTATGGGATGAATCAGCACAGGATAAATGGGTGCATCAGAGACACCCACTTGCAATTACTGAGAATCCTAGCAAGTTTAATCGATTCCATGATTTAGTAGAGAACCTTTGCAACTATTGTACAGAATCAGAGAATGTTGCCTTGCTTGTTGGAATGAAAATCAATGAATCATTCAATCGTAGGACAGCAATTACTCAAGGAGCATATACCTATAAAGGTCAGACATGGTGTAAGAAACCACGCGGCAAAGTAAACACCTTTTGGCCTATATATGATTTCTCCAATGACGATATATGGACCGCAATAGGCAAGAATCATTGGAGCTACAACAAGGTATATGATTGGCAATATCAGAAATCAGTAGCCAATAAGGATATGCGAGTATCTGCATTGATACATGAAACATCATGGCATGCAATAGAATTTCTGCAAGAGTTTGAGCCTAAAACCTATGAGCGATTCGTTAAGAGAGTTGCAGGAGTTTCTACTTTTAATCACTCGTTCGATATGGGAGACATTATTCCTAGAGAATTGCCTTTTGCTTTTTCATCATGGAAAGAGTATAGAGACTATTTATTGTTGAATATTACCAAACCTGAGTATTGGGATTTGTTCAAAAAGCGATGGAAAAACCAAGAGGGCGATGAATGGTACAAGGTACATGTTAAAGAAATCATTATCAACGATATTGATGGAACGATAAATGCAAACAAGATGTCGACAATGCGAAAAAAGAGTAAAGAGCAGTTTTACCATGACAGAGATGCAGAATTGTTTAAGAAGTTTAAAAAGGAGCATGAGGACAATGATTAAAGACCAACCTGTTTACAACGTACAATGGATACCTATTGAAAAGGTCCATGCAAACAATTACAACCCTAATTCAGTAGCGGCACCTGAGATGAAGTTACTCTATGTATCTATTAAAGCAGATGGCTATACACAGCCTGTTGTAGTAATCAAAGATAAAGATAGATACGTTGTAGTCGATGGATTCCATCGCTATTCGATTATGAGGCGATATAAGGACATATACGCTATGTGCGAGGGTAAATTACCTTGTGTAGTGCTTGAGGGCAAGACAATGAATGACCTCATGGCATCAACAGTAAGACATAACAGAGCTAGAGGAAAGCACTCTATGACAGGAATGTCAAACATCGTTATGGAGATGCTAATTAATGGAGCATCAGACCTTGAAGTTTGTAATGAGCTAGGGCTAGAAGCTGAGGAGCTTGTCAGATTAAAGCATATAACAGGCTATGCAAAGTTATACGAGAATCACGATTATTCAAAGGCTTGCATGAGTGATAAGCAGGCACAAAATTTAGCAGAGTACAGAAAGGAACACGAAAATGGAAATAACTAAGCAGATTGTAATGAAGAAAATCTCAGAGGTAAAACCTTATGTGAGAAATCCACGAAAGAACGATAAGACAGTAGAGCTATTATGTAAAATCATCCCTCAGGTGGGATTTAATCAGCCAATCTTGATTGATAAGAACAATGTTATCGTTAAAGGCCATGCAAGATATACAGCGGCTATTCGTTTAGGAATGGCAGAAGTGCCTTGCGTGGTAACAGATGCAGATGAGGAAGCTATTCGTCTTGATAGAATCACAGACAATAAAATCTCTGAGTTATCAGAATGGAATCAGGAAGAGTTGTTACATGAGTTGGATTCACTCAATCTTGATTTTGAGTTTGACTTTGAAGAAATCGGATTGCCTAACCTTGATTTTGAGATGCCTGTTTTTGATGATTTCGAGGATGATACTCCAACAATGACAGATGAGGAGCGACAGAAGAAGTATGAGGCATTTATGGCTCAGAATGAAACTAAGCCTGTTCAGATAGTATCACAGAAAGAAATCGATAGAGCAGTAGAGCATCAGCAGGAGCCACAAGCAAAGCCTGAGAAGTATTACAAGGTTACTTGTGAGCATTGTGGCCATACCATGTTTATTAAAGAGGGCGATGCAAAATTCGAGATTTAAGGAGACACTATGAAGTATGTAATTAGAGCGGTAAAAGAGAGACAAGCCTTTGTAGAGGAAATATTAGAGCAGATTCCTGATGCTATTGTCTACTATGACGAGTATCATGATGCGATGAAATCTTATCTTCATGTATGCAGGGATGTCATTAAAGGAGAGCCTGCTGTATTGCTTGAGGATGACATTATTTTGACCTCAGATTTTAAAAACAAGATAGAGGCAATTATAGGGCTATATCCTGACACACTTATAAACTTCTTTAGCTTGTCAAAAACTCATACCGCTCCATATTACAAACTAGGTAGGGAATACTGCATGAATCAATGCGAGTACTTCCCTGAGGGCTTTTCCTTAAAAGTGGTTGATTTATACGAGGATTGGAAAGCTAAAGATGGCGACAAGAATCCAACAGCCTATGATTACCTTGTAGGCTATGCTTGGGGAAGCAATAGAAAGTATCTAGTGTGGAATCCATCATTAGTGCAACACAGAGAAGTGAAGTCAATCATCAATCCAAGGAGAAGCACTAAAAGACAATCAATAACCTTTGTTAAATAAAAACTATATCAAAGAAACGCATATAGGAGATGAGATTATGGCAAAGCAGAAAACCCAAAAGGAAATGGGTAGACCAAAAAAGGTCATAAAGAAAGAGCAGTTTGAATCTATGTGTGCTATACAATGCACTTTAGAGGAAATATGTGCCGTATTAGGTGTAACCGATAAAACATTGAATAAATGGTGTAAAGAAACGTACGATGGGATGACATATTCCGAGGTTTTTAAAGAAAAGAGAAGTTTAGGAAAAATGTCGCTCAGAAGAAGTCAATTTAAGTTGGCAGAAAAGAGTGCGGCTATGGCGATATTCTTAGGCAAGAATTACTTAGGGCAGACAGATACAGTTACTAATCAGGTTCAGCTAGTAGAGGATGACCCATTGAGTATTGCGTTTAAGGAGTTAACTAATGTTCAGCAAGAAGCAATTACAGATTCTAGCATTTCCGAATAGCGATTATACATCTCTTATTTGCGATGGAGCCATCAGAACAGGTAAAACCTCGATTATGGCGGTTGCATTCCTAACATGGGCGATGAGAGATTTTAATGGAGTGAATTTTGGAATCTGTTCAAAGACTTTGCAGACAGCAGACAGAAATGTTATCAAGCCTTTATTGGCTATGACATATATTAAAGAGCGATTCATCATAAAGTATCACACATACTCATATTTAGAGGTAACAGCTTTCGGACACACAAACATCTTTTATATGTATGGTGGTAGAGATGCTAGTTCATACCAATTAATTCAGGGTATTACATTAGCAGGGGTATTCCTAGATGAAGTTGCTCTTATGCCTAGAAGTTTTGTAGAGCAGGCATTGGCCCGATGCTCAGTTAAAGGCAGGCGATTTTGGTTTAACTGCAATCCTGAGGGGCAGATGCATTGGTTCAATCAAGAATGGGTATTGCATCCCGAACAACACAATGCTTTGCATCTGCATTTTGTATTAGACGATAACCCCTCATTACCTGAGGACATCAAACGAGATTATGAGAATATGTATAGTGGAGTATTCCACGATAGATACATTAAAGGCTTATGGGTGAATGCAGAGGGCATTATATATGACTCATTCGATAGTTCTAGGCACGTTTTAAGCAAGGAAGCAATAGAAGCCTTAGAGTTTGAGGAAACGAGCTTTATATCGTCAGATTTCGGTATTCAGAATGCAACTACATTCTTGTTATGGAAAAAGATAAAGAGGAAAGGCTCATGGGTAGCAATAGACGAGTATTACTATTCAGGCAGAGAAGAACGCAGACAAAAATCTGTATCAGAGCTAGTAGATGGCTTATGGGATTTAGTTATTAGAAATAGCCCTACAGATGTAACAGGAAATCATATAGGTCAGATGCCAAAGCTAGTAATAATCGACCCATCAGCTAGTGCATTGATAGTGGAAGCAAGAAAAAGAGGATTTCACACAAGAGAAGCAAACAACGATGTTATTAATGGCATCGCTGATGTGCAGAAAATGTTAAACGAGGACAGATTGTTCTTTTCAGATAAATGCAAACATACTATTGAGGAATTCGGTATGTATGTATGGGATGAAAAAGCATCAGAGCGTGGCGAGGACAGACCTATAAAAGAAAACGACCATTGTATGGATGCTGTTCGCTACTTCGTATACACACAACACTTAGCTCATAAGAGCCCTGAGGACAGAGTAACTAAAAATCTTATGTTTATTTAAGGAGATGCAAAAATGAAAACTTATGAAGATTTCCTACAAGCAGGAGAGAGCCCTAAAGAGAGGGTAGAGTTTCTGTTGTCAGCGGTAAAGGACTTCCAAAGCTCAGAAGAATATCGTAAAGCATTAGCAGGTGTACAGTATTACAACAAGCATAATACAACGATTGAGAAATTCCAAAAGATGCTTTATACAGTAACAGGAAATAAGATAGCAGACCTTGTATCTGCGGATTATCGATTAAAGACATTGTTCTTTAGAAGATTAGTATTACAGCAAGTGCAATATGTACTAGGTAATGGTGCAGTATTCGAGGATGATGCTACCAAAGAGAAGCTAGGCAAGGATTTTGATTTTCAACTACAGAGAGCAGGCAAGAGTGCTATGGCTCAGGGAATCGCTTTTGGATTTTGGAATCTTGACCATCTTGAGGTATTCAGTTATGTGGATACACCTAATGAACCAGGTTTTTGTCCTTTGTTTTCAGATGAAACATCAGAGCTGATGGCAGGTATTCGTTATTGGTTCAAGAAGCAAGGAAGAAAGATAATTTTTAGAGCTACGCTTTACGAAGTGGATGGCTATACCGATTATATCAAGATAGGAGCAGACGATGGCTATGAATATAAGCCAAAGAGAGCTTATGTAGTAACCATTAATAAAACTAAGAATGAGGTAGAGGATGTAATAGAAGAAAGCTATGGAAAACTACCTATCATTCCATTGATTGCAAATGATTCTCAGGAATCAGAACTAGTAGGAATCAGAGAGAGCATTGATTGCTACGACTTTATTAAATCAGGATTAGCCAATCAGATAGATGATTTAAACGGAATCTATTGGGTACTCACAAACACAGGCGGTATGGATGATATAGACTTAGCAACATTCGTTCAGCGTATGAAGCAAGTAAAAGCAACCATTATCGATGGAGACACAGGGGTAGATGCAAAGCCTACTACTGTTGATGTTCCTTATGAGGCTCGAAAAGCGATGCTAGAAATACTTAGACAAGATATCTATGAAGATTTCCAAGCGTTAGATGTAAAGAGCCTTTCTGCGGCTCAGAAAACCACTCAGGAGATTCAGGCGGCATACCAAGCTCAGGATAATAAGTGTGCAGACTTTGAATATTATGTAATCGACTTTATTCAGAGGATATTAGAACTTGTTGGCATCGAGGATAATCCATCTTTCGTATGGAATCGAGTTGTAAATCAGACAGAGCAAACAACAATGATTTTGCAGGCCGCTAATTATCTAACAGATGAAATGGTTATCAAGAAATTGCCATTCTTAACACCTGAGGAAGCAGAGCAGATAATTGAAGATAGGCAGACAGAAGATGTAGATAGATTCGAGGAAAAAATAGAGGAGCCACAGGAAGAAGTAGAGAATGAAGTAGTTATTGAGGAATAACAGATGGCGGATTATTCAGACAGAAAAACAGAGGCAGAGCTTAGAAGCCTCGAGAGGAAACTGAATAGACTATATAAACGAGCTTGGAACGAAATGCGACTAGATACAGAGGAATATTTCGAGCAGTTCTCAGAGAGATATCAACGAGAATATGAGAAGTATAAAAAAGGAGCATATACAGAAGCTCAATTTAAAGCATGGTATCAAGCTCAAGTAGCAAGAGGCAAAACATGGGAAGCTAGGCGAGATTCACTAGCTATGCAGATGACACACACAAACGAGATAGCGGCCGCCTATATAAACAATACTACTCCATCTATCTACGCTTTAAATTCCAATTATGCGGCTTATATGACCGAGCAGAAATATGATGTGTCCTTTACCCTCGTAAATCAGGATGTAGTAAAGAATCTAGTAACTGAAAAGAGTAATGCGATAGAGTTCAAAACTTTAGCAGTAAATCCTACTAGAGATTATAAGTGGAACGCAAAGCAGATTCAGAGTGCTTTAGTCTCAGGGATTCTAACAGGTAAATCTATTGGAGAGCTTGCAGACAGCTTTATGGTAGTACAGAAGCGAAACAGAAATGCGGCAATCAGAAATGCAAGGACTTCTGTAACATCAGCTCAGAATGCAGGGCGGATAGATACGATGAAACGCTCTAGGGATATGGGAATCGAAGTAAAGAAACAATGGCTATCTGCACATGATGACAGAGTCAGAGATAGTCATGCGGCATTAAATGGGCAGATTAGAGACATAGATGAACCTTTTGATAATGGATTACAATATCCTGCCGACCCTGAGGGCATCCCTAGCGAAGTATATAATTGCAGATGCACCTTGAAATATGTTTATCCAAAATATCAAGATATAGCAAGCAGAGAATTGTATACAACTACAAGAGAAGATGGAGAGAGCTACCAAGATTGGCTTAAACGCAAAAAAGGAGCTAATGACAGATATTCTTTAAGCGTTGCACCAAGAAGCGTTCGCCAACAGAAAAAGATGGCAACTGCAATAGATAAAGACATAAGCAGAGAGCTTGGAACAACATCTTATTGGGCAAACAAAATAAAGAGAGGAAAGCAAAACACCGCTTTACCTAATGGAATTATAGAACTAGAAGCAGATGCACCGAACAAGACAATCGCTCACGAAATAACTCACATGCACTCTTATGTAAAGCATGGATTTGAAAGCTATAGGCAGAATAAGTATATCGAGGAAGCAACTGTAGAGCTTTATGCTAGGGAATACTCAAAACGCAAAGGATTTGAGGTTGCTCAGAATCTTGAGGAAGATATCTATTTATTGACAACTATCAATAGAGAATATAAGCTATATCCAACAGATTATGACTTCGCTAAAGAGCTTGTAAATGTGGATTTACCTGATAGGTATGATTGGCTATTTAGAAAAGTGGCAGATGGCGAAGCATCTGAGGAAGCTAAAGACTTTGTTTTAAGCAGATTCGATAGGATATTAAGGAACGGTGAATTTTATGGCAACTATGAGCTATTTGGAGATTAAAGAAAAGCTAAACTCAGGAGATGACAATATCACAGATGAAGATTGGTTGAAGATGTACCATGATGCTCAGTTATTGCCCGAGGATTTGAGAAAAGAGTTATTTTCTACTAGACAGGGAGATGTATTAGCACAGATGGGTACAATTCTTATGGGAGATTGGAAATGAGTGAAGAATTAGTATTTAAAACCAACATTCCACAAGTTAAGAGAGCAACCGAGTACGCTATTGAAAAAGCACTAGAGATATGCGGGGGATTAGCAGAGAATCACGCAAAAGATAATCTAACAGCATTCCCTAGAGTCGACACAGAAAATCTGAGAAATAGAGTTACTCATACAGTAAATGCAGAAGATGGAGAAGCTATCATCGGAAGTGCTGTTAAATATGCTCCCTATGTAGAATATGGCACAGGAAAGTATGCAGAGAGCGGCGGCAGGCAGACTCCATGGTTCTATGTGGATGAAAAAGGCAAAGGGCATTGGACGGATGGAATGAAGCCAAGCCACTTTTTGAAAAGTGCTTTGACCGATAATGTAAGCGAGTATCAGCGAGTTTTAGCAACTGAATTAAGTAATAATATGCACTAGACCTCACTTCAAGGCTTTGTAGGCAAGTTTGCCTAACAGAGCCTTTTTTTTGTGCTGTAATATACATAGGGTTCAAGGAATCGAACTAAAGACAATCTAATGCAAAAGAAATTGCACCGAAGAAAAGGAGATTAAACGATATGGCACTTTCCAGAAAAATGTTAGAGGAAATGGGACTAGAGGACACTCAGATTTCAAAGGTTATCAATGCTCATCGAGAGACAGTAGATGGCCTAAAAGATGAAATCACAAATTACGAAAAGCAGGTATCAGACCTTGAGAAGAATGTAAAAGACCTTGAGGATAAGGTATCTGAGGCAACCGAGAAGTTTGATAAAGAACATTCAGACTTTGAGGAATTTAAGAAAAGCCAAGCTGATAAAGATGTTACTGCTAATAAGGAAAAAGCATACTCAGAACTTCTTGCAGATGTAGGAGTAAGCGAAAAGCGTATTGCATCTATCCTTAAAGTAACTGATATCAAGGCTTTAGAAATCGACAAGGATGGAAAGCTCAAGGATGCAGACGTCCTAAAAAAGTCTATTAAGGAAGAATGGGCTGATTTCATCGTGTCGACAGAAAAAAAGGGAGCAGAAACACCTACCCCTAAGGGAAATACAGGTGGCTCCAAGAAATCAAAAGAAGAAATAGATGCAATCAAGGATACAGCAGAGAGGCAGAAAGCTATGGCTGAGAACCTTGAATTGTATGGTATTCAGTAAAGGAGAAAAACAATGGCAGCAGAACAGAACTTAATTACAGCCGACAAAATGAAGCAGGTACGAGAAGTTGATTTCGTACGTCAGTTTACACACACAAGCCTTGCAAAGCTCATCGAGGTACTCGGTGTAACACGCAAGATTCCAATGATGGAAGGCACTACAATGTATTACTACACAGTATCAGGTGAGTTACAGAGCGGTGCAGTAGATGAGGGCGATATCATCCCACTTTCACAGTACGAGGTAACAAAGACTCCTGTTGGAGAGATTACACTCAAGAAGTGGAGAAAAGCTGTTTCAGCAGAAGCAATCAAGAAGTCAGGTTATCAGAACTCAGTTGTTCAGACAGATACAGCTCTTTTAAGAGATGTTCAGGCAGGAATTAGAACAGATTTCTTTGGCCTTTTAAATGGCACAATCACAGGAGCAACAACAGTAACAGGAGCAGGCTTACAGGAAGCACTTGCTAACTCATGGGCTCAGTTGCAGGTTTTATTTGAAGATGATACAGCAGAAGCAGTTCACTTCTTAAATCCACTCGATGTTGCACCTTATCTTGCTAAGGCAAACATTACAACACAGACAGCATTTGGAATGAACTATGTAGAGGACTTCTTAGGTCTTGGTACAGTTATCATGACATCAAGAATTACTCAGGGCACATTCGTTTCAACAGCAAAGCAGAATCTCGTAATGTACTACCTCACAATGAGCGGAGATATCGCTCAGGCATTCCAGCTTACAGCAGATGAGCTTGGATATATCGGTATCAAGTCAGGATATCAGAATGAGGAGAGAGCACAGATTGAGTCACTTGTAATGAGTGGTATTCAGTTCTTCGTTGAGTATGCCGCAGGTGTAGTCAAGGGCGAGATTGACGATTCTTTTTAACAGACCTTACCATATCTCCCGATGATTCAGCAGATTACTTTGAGAGCGGCAAAGGTGCGTCAGATATTCAAAGTGATATTGCAATCAATGATGGTAAGGTTACAGGAGAGCTTAAGTTCATCGAGGGCGGAATCGCCCCTGGTACCTTGTCAGGAGATGGATACTTTATTGGACTTAAATTCAGCGATTTCGCTGAGGGTCTCACATATGAAAATGTTAAAGTTGGCATAGTACCAAGTTCTACAGGAATGCCTTTACAGACTCTTGACATCGACAAGAACGCAGTATTTAAAGTTACCGATAAAGACAATCAGCACATTAAGATTGTTCAGAGCGACAATGCAGGCCACAAGAACATTCAGAACCTTGACCTTAGCGGCTTAACATTGGAGCCAAGCACAGGAGCATAAGGATATGTATAAGGTAATTAAATTTTTCACAGATTTGCAGGATGATAATTACCCATACAATGTGGGTGATACATATCCACGCAAAGGAAAGAAAGCTACTAAGAAGCGTATTAATGAGCTTGCAGGTAGTAATAACAAACAAAAAACACCTTTAATTGAGGAAGTAGAGGAGACAGAGTAATGCTTTCAGAGATTTGTAAAGAACTGAATAATTGGTTTGAAAAAGAGCGATTGTTCGGCAAGTTTACAATCTCAGATGGAGTATTGCAGAATGTCGACATCCTCGATGGGCAATATTACCGAATAGTCGGTAGTACATTTAACGATGGTGTATATGTCTTTGACGTTCATAACACTCCCCTTAAAGATGAGACGTTCGATGGTGCGGTTTGGTTAATGGCTGTGCCATCGGATGTACTCAATCTCAGTAACGAGATAGATGCATGGGCAGAGAAGTACGGAGAGGCTCAAAATAGCCCATATCAGAGCGAATCGTTTGGCGGCTATAGTTATACTAAGGCAAGCGGTTCAAGTAGCTCTAGTAACCCAAATGGGGCTACGTGGCAATCAGTATTTGGTGGCAAATTAAACAAGTGGAGAAAAACAATATGTTGCTAGAAATCGCTATGGAAAACTGCACAATGGTTGATAAGCTCACTATTCCCGATACTTATGCAGGAATCAAGACAAAGTGGCAAGATGGAGCATCTTTTATGTGTGCTGTTGTTCTTGATACTTCGCTTGAAGCTAAAGTGGCAGAAAAGCAAGGTGTGACAGGAATCTATACTGTGACTACTCCACGAACTATCAATTTGCAATATCACGATGTATTTAGACGAAATCGAGATGGAAAAATCTTTAGAGTCACATCAGATGGAGATGATAAAAAGACTCCGCCTGTTGCAACGCTAGATATGAGACAAGTATCAGCAGAAGAATGGGAGATACCAAATGAATAAAGTACAAGCCATCGTTGATTTTTGGCAGAGAGTTTCAGGGCTAATGGTATTTGATGAAAATTCCGTACCTGATGAAGCAAAAATGCCATATTTAACGTGTGAAATTAAAACAGGAAGTTTTGAGAATGAAATCCCTATAACAGCTAGTCTATGGTATAGAGATACATCATGGGAAGCTGTGAGCTTGAAAGCCGAAGCAATCAGCAAGGCCATATATGAGCTTAGGGGAACTGCTCAAAAGATTGATGATGGGCGATTCAGAATATATGAGGGGAACACCCCTTTGTGTCAGAGATTGCCTGATGATAACGACGATATGGTAAAGCGTATTGTCATAACAATAATGGTTGAATTTTTTACTAATTATTAAGGAGTAAGACGATGGGAAGATATACTAAAATTCCAACAAACGCATTCGACAATCTACAGATGGATGCAGGTGTACTCTTAAAGAACTTCAACATCGAGGCGGCTATAAGCGGAGAAGATGGATTTTCTGATGCAGATATCATCTGTGCAACAACAGGTGGCGTAAATCCAACTTGCAAGCCTACATATTCAGATTTTGCTGAGGATGTTGATAATGCACCAACAAACCTTATGGAGTTTAAGCATCTTGATGGATGGGAAGTTGCACTTTCAACAACAGGTCTTGGAACATCACCTGAGTTGATTCAGTTGTCTCTCGGTGCGGCAGATATTGTTGATGGAACAAAGATTGTTCCTAGAAAGTCATTGAAGCAGACTGACTTTAAAGATATTTGGTGGGTTGGAGATAAAGCCGATGGTGGATTTATCGCAATTAAGATTCTTAACGCTTTGTCAACTGATGGATTCTCTATTCAGACAACAAAGAATGGCAAGGGTCAGTTATCACTTAATATTGCAGGTCATGTTTCATTGCAAGCACAGGATGTCGTACCAATGGAGATTTACTCTATTGATGGCGAGGAGCCTGTTATAACACCTGATGTTGTTTTAAACAAAGCTAATATCGAGCTTGAAGTAGGAGCAACAGACACACTCGTTGCAACAACTACACCAAGCGGTGAGGCAGTATCATGGAGTACATCTGATGCAGAAGTTGTAACAGTTTACAATGGCTTTGTAACAGCAGAGGGCGTCGGTGCCGCAAAGGTAACAGCGGCTATGGTATATGGAGATGTAACATATCAAGATACATGTAATGTAACAGTAACAAGTACAGGAGCTTAGATTATATGAGATTAAAGGACATACAAGGCGATAAGGCGTTGGATACACTAGCAGATTTGCTAGACCCTATCGCTCACATAATGGCAGATGACAAGATGGTTTCTATCTTTAAGAGTGGACAGAAGCTAAAAGCTGTTCAGTATGCTATTAAAGAACATAAAACAGAAATCACAACGATTCTAGCCTTATTAGATGGAGAAAACCCTAAGGAATATAAAGTAAACCTCATCACACTTCCAATCAAATTGATGGAGCTATTAAATGATGAAGATTTGCAAGGGCTTTTTCAGTTGCAGGGCTTGACAGAGACCTCTTCTGGCTCTGCTACGGAGAATACAGAGGTCGAAAAGCAATAAGACCTTTTATGCGGTATGTCTTAGCCAAGAACCAAGAGAAGTTCGAGGAAAAGGCGTACCGCATTTATGTTACAGATAGTTTAAGGGCTTATTTGCAGAATGAGGGCAATCCTAGATATGCAGACATGATAGATAAAACACCACCTGATGATAGGAAGCCTGAGGATATTATTAATCATATTAGAGATGGATTGAGGAAACTATAATGGCTAGTGGAATGGAAGCGTTTAGCTTATGGGCTAAATTAGTTTTAGACTCAAAAGAATATGAAAAAGGGCTAGGAGAAAGCGAAAGTTTTGCACAAAAGGCAGGTGGAAAAATAGCATCAGCGATTGGAACTGCCTCTAAAGTAATCGGTGCAGGATTAGTCGCTACTTCCACCGCAGTTGCAGGATTAGTAAAAGCATCTGTAGATGCCTATGGAGAATATGAGCAGTTAACAGGCGGTGTAAAAAAACTCTATGGAAATATGGGGAAATCGCTTGAAGAATGGGCGGAAGATAACCACATGTCCGTAGAAGAGGCGTCAGAAGAATGGAACAAGCTCGAAACTGCTCAAAACAATATGTTGGCAAACGCCGATAGGGCTTTTGAAACTGCGGGAATGTCTGCCAATGATTATATTCAAAACGTAACAGGATTTTCGGCGGCATTAATTAATTCTGTGGCAGGCGACACAGTAAAGGCCGCAGAAATGGCAGATATGGCCATGAGAGATATTGCGGATAATGCAAATACTTTCGGAACATATACCGCACAAGAACTAGCAGGAGTTTATCAGGCACTTGCAAAAGGACAATATCAAACACTTGACAACTTGAATCTTGGATTTGGCGGAACTAAAGAGGGAATGCAATCCCTTATTGACAAAGCTAATGAACTTGCCAAAGCTCAAGGCGATATGGGCAATCTAACCATCGATAGTTATGCAGATATTGTACAAGCCATTCATTTAGTGCAAGAAGATATGAATATCACAGGTACTACTGCTAATGAAGCGGCAACTACTATTCAGGGCTCTTTTGGAATGTTGAAAGCATCGTGGCAAAATCTAGTTGCAGGATTTGCTAATCCTGATGCGGATATAGGACAACTTATTGGCGACATGGTAGGGTCTGCCTCTAAATTTTTAGGAAACTTGATTCCTGCTATGACACAAGCGTTATCAGGAATAGGGCAGGCGGTTCAAAAAATTGCTCCTATTATTGCAGAACAGTTACCATCCTTAGTTGAAAGCGTATTGCCACCAATGATTAATGCGGCAATATCGCTATTAGATGGATTAGTAGCGGCACTTCCTACTATATTGCAAGTATTAATTGAACAAGCACCAACTATTATGATGACTATTATAGATGCGATTATATCACTTGCTCCTATGCTTATAGACTTAGGCATGCAGATGATTTTAGCTTTATCGCAAGGACTCATCGACAATCTGCCTCAATTAATTCCTGCGGTTATAGATGCAATATTGCAAATTGTTGATACTCTAACAAGCCCTGATGCAATTTCGCAATTAATTAATGCGGCTATTCAAATTATACAAGGATTAATAAATGGATTAATTCAAGCGTTGCCTCAGCTAATACCTGCAGGGATTCAGATTATTACAGGAATGCTAGATGCGTTAATTCAAGCGTTGCCTATCTTGATTGAAATGTTACCATCATTAATCGAGCAAGTAATAACAGCATTAATAGACAACATAGACATCATACTTGATGCGATAATTCAAGTTATGATGGCAATTATTCAGGCAATTATCGAGAATTTACCATTGTTTATTGAAGCGGCGATTAGAATTATCATGGCACTAACAATGGGAATCATAGAAGCTATGCCCGATATTTTGGCGGCAATCGTAAAGCTAATAGGTGAATTAATTAATACTATAATCAAGAGTTTACCTAAATTTTTGCAGAATGGTATGAAGCTAGTAAAAAGCATTATAGAGGGTATCGTTAAAGCCCTACCTACTTTGTTAATGCAAGGACTAGAAATGATAGCAAAATTTATTGA